TGACATCAATGGTGTTCCTACAGGACAAGGATATGGAGCAGCACGTAAAGGACCACAAGTAAAAGGACCTATTGAAGCTGTATCTGATGCTGACTATTCTCAAGGAGAATCATTTGAAATGAGTACAAAACCAGTTTCAAATCTTGGAGTAAAATAATGGCACTAAAAACATTAATAAAAACAGCAATTAAAAAAGGAAGTAAAAAACCTAAAGCAGGTCCTCCTACAAAAAAACAAGCTATTCAAGAAAAAATAAATAAATTAAAAAGTAAGAGATCAGACGCTCAAGCAATAAAAGGTAGAGCAGCACCAAGCGAAGCAGCACACAAACGTAATGCTAGAGAAGCGAATGCTAAAATATTAATTATTAACAAGAAAATAGATATATTAGAAAAACAAAAAAAAGCTCTTGACAAACCTAAAACTAAACCTAAAGTAAAAAGAAAAAGTCCTGATCGTTCAAAAGTAATGGATTATAGTGGTAAGATGGGTTCTGCAGTAAGAGGTGCAAGATATAAAGGTAAGAAAGAAGCGTTTGAAAAATTAGTTGATAAAGTAGAAGATTTAAGAGCACAAGGAAAAATAGAAGAAGCTAATAAAATTATGAACTCTCGAAAATTTAAAGATTTAGGTGATTGGGATGCAGACTATGCTGGAAGAAAATCTGGTGGACCTATAGTTAAGAAACCTATGGGTGGTAAAGTTTATAAAAATACTGTAGCACGTAAACATGGTGGAGCTATAGGAACTGGAGCTGCTCTTCGTGGTTTTGGTAAAGGTTATAAGAAAGGTTAATATAATGGTTGCAAAAACAGCATTAAAAACTTTAGTTAAACGTGGTCGTAAATCTAAACGTGGTAGACCTAAAAAGAAAGTTGAAGTAAAAAAGAAACAGGTTGTAAAAAGAACAGATCCTAATAAAATTACACGACTTAAAGGTGAAAGTGATGCTGCTTTTAAAAAGAGAAAAGCTGCTATTAGAAAAGAAGTAAGAGAGTCTGCAAGAGAAACATCTAAAGATCAAACACCACCTAAAACAAGTGGTGGTAAAAGAGATGCAAGAGGTCGTTTATTATCTAAACATATTCCACCTTCAAGAAAAGAAATGTCTAAAGCACAGTTTCGTAGACTTGTAAAACAAGGTCTTATTGGTGTTACTAAAAAAGGTGAAACAAAAGATATAGGACAATATGCAGATATACCAGAAAATATTATGGAATTATTATATGGTCGTGGTAAAAAATTAACTAAAACTGAATTAGAAGAATTAAAAGCTTTAGGTATAACTGAAAGAAAATATGGTTCTAAAGTTATTAAGAAAAAATCTGGAGGTCAAATAGGTACACCTAGAGGAGTTGGAGCTGCACTACGTGGCTATGGTAAAGGTTATAAGTAGTGCCTTTTAAATCTAAAAAACAAAAAACTTATCTGGCTATTAATGAACCAGAAGTTTATAAAAAATTTAAAAAGGAAGAACAAAATATGTATGGTAAAAAAATGGTAAAAAGACCTATGGGTGGTAAAGTATATAAAAAAAGGAGAAAAGATTTTGATGATATAGGTGAATCTGGTAAGGGAGGTAAAAATGCAAAAAGAACTAAAAAACCTATGAAACCCAAGCTAAAGGGACTTAAACCATCTGGCTTAATGGGAGCAGTACAATCTGGTAGATTTACTAAAAAACCTATGGGTGGTAAAGTCTACAAAGTAGACAATTCAGGGCAACAAATGGTTGCTAAACAATATGGAGGAAAAATACATGGATAAAATTATGTCAAGACTAAAAGAACCATCATCATATTCTGCTATTGCAGCAGTATGTGCTATGGGTGGTATCATTGTTCCTAATCCTATGTGGCAAACAATCTGTTTAATTGGTTGTGGTGTTGCAGGTGTTGCAGGATTTTGGATGAGTGAAAAAAAGAAATAGGAGTTAATTAATGTTAGCTGGTCTACCTGTTGAAATGCTTACAATGCTAGGTTCTAGTTTACTAGGTGGTATGATGACCATTTGGGGACAGAAAGCAAAAGAAAGAGCTAATCAACAGAAAATGCTTCTTGCTAGAGGTAAGTTTCAAATGGATGAAATTAACAAAGCAAGAGAGTATGATAATAAAGGATTTCAATGGACACGAAGAATTATTGCATTAACAGCAGTATTCTTTATCATTGCATTTCCTAAATTAGTTCCAGTATTTTCTGATGTAAATGTTGTTCTTACATGGACAGAGTTTGAGCCTGGTTTTTGGTTCTTAATAGATAAAAAAGAAGTAGTTATGGATAAAGTATTTAATGGTGTTATTATTACACCACTTGATACACATTTAATGTCAGCAATTATTGGATTATATTTTGGTGGGAGTTTAGTTAAGAAGTAATGGCTACACGCAAAAAAAGTAATATGAAAGGCTTGACCATAAAAGGTGGTTATAAAAGACCAACTAAAAAAGGTGCAGGCATGACAAAGAAAGGAGTTGCTAAATATAGAAGGCAAAATCCTGGAAGTAAATTACAAACTGCAGTAACAGAAAAAAGTCCTACAGGTAAACGTGCATCAAGAAGAAAAAGTTATTGTGCACGTTCTGCAGGACAAATGAAAAAGTTTCCTAAAGCTGCAAAAAATCCTAATTCAAGATTAAGACAAGCAAGAAAAAGATGGAGATGCTAAATGTTAAAGAAACCTACTAATCCTGGTTTAAAAAAATTACCACGTAAAGTTAGAAATAAAATGGGTTATGCTAAAGATGGTGGTAAAGTAAAAAGTAAGTTAAAAGAAATAACTACTGCTTTAAATAAAGCATCAAAGATGCATGCAGCTCAAGCTAAAATTTTAGCTAGTATAAGAAAAAAAATGAAATAATGGCAAAACTTTGTCCTAAAGGAAAAGCTGCAGCTAAAAGAAAGTTTGATGTATATCCATCAGCATATGCAAATATGTATGCATCAGCAGTATGTAGTGGCAAAGTAAAACCAGGTGGTAAAAAGAAAGTTAAAAAAGCTAAAGGTGGTGGATTACGTGAATGGGTAAAAGAAAAATGGGTAGATATAGGAGCACCAAAAAAAGATGGTAAGTATCAACCTTGTGGTAGAAAATCTGCTAAAGGTTCTAAACGTAAGTATCCTAAATGTGTTCCACTAGCAAAAGCAAAAAGAATGTCTACATCACAAAAAACATCTGCAGTAAAAAGAAAAAGATCAAAAGCACAAGGTGTAGGAGGTAAACCCACAAATGTAAAAACATTTGCTGCTAAACATGGTGGTACTCTTTTAGTTGCATCTTGTTATGATTAAAGGTTTTAAATAATGGCAACATCAGGTACATATAATTTTAATTTAGATATAGACGAAGTAATTCAAGAAGCTACTGAAATGATTGGTGGCGAAGAAACATTAGGTCATACACCTGCTTCTGCTAGACGATCAATTAACTTAATGTTAACTGATTGGCAAAACAGAGGTATTTGTTTATGGTCTATTAATACAACTGTAGTAACTGTAACTGATACAGTAGCTTCAGTATCTTTATCAGATTCTACAATAGATGCATTAGCTATTACATATTCAACAAGTGTATCAGGAACTGATATAGCATTAGAAAGAATATCACGAGAAGAATATCATAATGTTCCTAATAAAAATCAATCAGGTAGACCAACTCAATATGCTATTCAACGTGATCGTGATAATCCTACTATAATGTTATATCCAACTCCAGATAATTCTACTGGTGTTTTAAATATAGAAAAGTTTAATCAATTAGAAGATGTAAATAAATCTGCTGGACAAAATGCAGATATGCCTAAAAGATTTTTACCAGCATTAACATGTGGTTTATCATATCAATTAGCAATGAAAAGACCTGGTATACCAATGGATAGAATACAAATGTTAAAAGCAAACTATGAAGAAAAATTAAATTTTGCTATGGAAGAAGATAGAGAAAGAGCAAGTTTATTTATTAAACCTAAAATAGGATATATTTAATGGCATCTAATCGTAATGCAATGGCTATGTGTGATCAATGTAGTTTTGTTTATCCACATAGAATTATGCAATTAAGTAGCTATAATACATTAGTTTGTCCAACATGTTTTGATGGTGCATATGATTTAAAAAACCATCCACAAAATAGAATAGCAGATGTAAGAGATAACCCAGTAATACAAAACCCAAGACCTGATACAGGTGGTAGAAATTTAGAATGGCAACAAGCTAATTTTAATTGGGATGATTCTACAGTACGATATTGGAGTAACGCATGAGTACATTAACAAGTAAACAAATATCAAAAACATATAAACAATTAATTAAATTAGATGTAAGTGCTAATACTGGTGTTACAGGTACTTTACAAAATGTACAATCAGGTGATGGTACTAATTCAGCATTACAATTATCTACATCAGTTATAAATGTTGCAGGTAAATTTGGAGTATCAGAAGATGCTTCAGTATCTGGTGATTTATTTATAGGTGGTGCTGTATGTGCGTCTGCAGCTTTCTTTTCAAGTTTTAATGTTACTAATGTTACAGCAACTGGAGTTGTTGCAGATAAAGTATGTGCATCAGCATTCTTTGGTGATGGTTCTAATTTAACTAATGTTCCTACATCAGGAGATGTATCTGTATCTACATTAAGAGTTACAAATGATGCAACTATTGGTGGAGCTTTATCTGTAGGAGGAGCAGTAAATTTAGCATCTACTTTAACAGTATCAGGAAAAGCTGAATTTGATGATGATGTTTGTGTTTCTGGAAATACAGTATTAGTAGGTAATTTAGCAGTAGGAGGTACAGCTACAGTTGCAAGTAATGCTTCAATAGGAGGTACATTATCTGTAGGAGGTGCTGTACATCTTGCTTCAACTTTAACAGTAGCAGGTAATACTACTTTAACAGGAACACTTGGTGTAGGTGGAGCTGCTAACTTTGCAAGTACTGCAACAGTAGAAGGTGCGACACATTTACAAAGTACAGTATCAGTTAATGGTGCTGCAACATTTAATAGTACAGTTACAATAGCTGGAGAAACACATATAAAAGATGATGTTTCTGTATCAGGTAATGTAAACATTGCAGGTACTGTAACAATAGCTGGAGCTAATGTACAAGCAGCAAATGCTAAAGTATGTGCATCAGCTTTCTATGGAGATGGTGCAAATCTTACAAATGTACCTGTAGCAATAACAGGTAACATATCTGTTAATAATGCTACAATAGGTGGCACACTTTATGTAGGAAGTACTCTTACAGTTGTAGGCAATGCAACATATGATGGTGATGTATCAGTCTCTGGTGATGTAAATATAGGAGGTCATACTACTATTGCAGGTGCAGTAAGTATGGGTAGTACATTAGATGTAGCAGGTAATACATCAATAGGTGGTACATTTATGGCAACAGGAAATGCGACATTTGATGGTGACGTTTCAGTATCAGGTGATATAAATGTAGGTGGACACGTAACTATAGCTGGTGCTGTAAGTTTAGGAAGTACTTTAGATATTGCAGGTAATACCTCTGTAGGAGGTACTTTAAATACAACAGGTAAAGCAGAATTTGAAGATGATGTATCTGTGTCTGGTGGATTAGTAGTTGGTGGAACAGTAACCATAAGTGGTGCTAATGTACAAGCTGCTAATGCTAAAGTGTGTGCTAGTGCTTTTTATGGTGATGGAGCTAATTTAACTAATGTTCCTTTTACTATAACAGGAAATATATCAGTTAATAATGCAACTATTGGTGGAACATTATATGTAGGTAGTACATTAACTGTGGTAGGAAATGCTACATTTGATGGTGATGTGTCTGTATCTGGAGATATAAATGTTGGAGGACATGTAACTATAGCAGGAGCAGTTTCTTTAGGAAGCACATTAGACGTTGCAGGAAATACATCAATAGGTGGAACATCTAATATTACAGGTAAAGCAGAATTTGAAGATGATGTATCAGTAAGTGGCAATGTTGCTATAGGTGGAACTACTACAATAACAGGAGCTGTATCTTTAGGAAGTACACTTGATGTAGCAGGAGATGTATCTGTATCAGGTGATTTAAATATAGGAGGTCATGCTACTGTAGCAGGTGCAATGTCTATTGGAGGAGCTGTATCAGTAGGTGGTGCAGTTAATTTATTATCAACAGCTACAGTAAGTGGTGCAACAGGTTTTTTAGGAACAGTTAGAGTATCAGGTAATACAAGTTTAGAAGGTCAATTACAATTAACTAAAAGTGCTGCAGCAGTTGTATGTGCAACAGCTATTAATGGTGTAACATCTGTATCATTAAACTTTGGTGCATGTCAAAACTTTAGTACAACAGTTACAGCAGCTCATACATTAGCACAACCAATAGGTTGTCGTGATGGACAAACAGGAAGTATTTTCTTGACACAGAGTGGAGGAAGTGGTACAATGGCTTATCATGCAGACTTCAAGTTTATAGGTGGTACAGATCCAACCATGTCAACAGCTAATGGTGCTGTAGACAGATTAGATTACATAGTAGTATCTGCTTCAAGTGATGGAGTAGGTGGAGATATTCAAATGATAATTTCACAGGCGTATGCATAATGGGTGTATTTCAAAATAATTTAATGGGAGCTGCAGCAGCAGCAGCGAGTGCAGGTGGTGGTGGTTTTTATAGCCATCAAATAGCTAATAGTATGAGATTTGCTGGTGTGCAAGATTTAGATAGAAGCAGATCAGCTGCTGGTTCTACTACAACTTCTAGTATTTCATTTTGGGTTAAAAGAAGTAAATTAGGTGCTTACCAATATATATTACATGCTTATGCAGATGGTAATAATTATGTTCGTATGACTTTTTTATCTGATGATACATTAGAATTTCAAGGTGAAGTTGGTGGTGCTATGAAATTTGAATTAGAAACAAAACAAGTATTTCGTGATCCTTCTGCTTGGTATCATATAGTAGGTATTCTTGATTTTACTAATGGAACACAAGGCAATAGAGCACAACTTTATGTAAATGGAGAAAGAGTAACAGCATTTGATACAGAAACTTATCCAGCAGATGCTTCTCAAACTAATGTTTTGTGTGGTGCTAATACGATACGATATGGTGATGATTCAACTAATTCTTATATTTTATATAGTTATTTAGCTGAAATTGTATTAATAGATGGAACTGCTCAAGCTGTTGGAGATTTTGGTGAAACTAAAAATGGTGTGTGGATTCCTAAAGATCCAAGTGGATTAACATTTGGTACAACAGGACATTATCTTAAATTTGAATCAAGTTCTGATTTAGGCAATGATTCTTCTGGTAATAATAATGATTTTACTCCTTATGAATCAACAGGAGCACACGATCAAATGTTAGATAGTCCTACCTTTAACTCTGATTCTAATGGTGGTAATTTTGCTACATATAATTTTTTAAATAAAGGTTCTTATACAGATTTATCAGAAGGTAACTGTAGAGCAGATTCTAATACTGGTGCAGACGCATCTTATCCATCTGGTAATTTTGCAATGACTTCTGGTAAATGGTATTACGAACAGCTTATAGGAAATTTAACTAATTCTTATCCTAGTCCAGGTTTAGTAGCATGTAATAATGTAAAATATGATTTAACTAGAGGTATGTTTTATGCTATGCGTTTACGTTCAGATACTGGAGTAGCACAACAAAACTCTGGAGATAATATAGCACCTTTTGGAACTATTACAGTAAATACTACTGGAGTAGCATCTGTAGGAACAGGAGATATTGTTAGTTGGTATGTTGATATGGATAATAAAAAAGCATGGTTTGCAAAGAATGGTACAATAGCTAATTCTGGTGATCCTGCTAATGGTACTAATCCACAATTTTCTTGGACAGAAAATCCTCCTGGTGGTATTACATTTATGAGTCAAGAATATCAAACTTCATTTACAGTAGTCAATGCAGGACAAGATGGAACATTTGCTGGAGCAAAAACAGCACAAGGTAATAGTGATGATACAGGTTATGGTAATTTTTATTATGATCCACCAACAGGATTTTTAGCATTATGTTCTGGTAACTTACCACTAGCTGATGCAATAAATCCAGCTGAAACTGATGACGATTATCCACAGAAATTGTTTACTGCTTTAGCATATTCTGGAGATGGAGGAGGTAGTCAAACAACTGGATTTCAACCAGATTTAGTATGGGTTAAAGCTAGAAATACAGGTCAAAGTCATGGTTTATTTGATAGTTCAAGAGGAACCAGTAAAGTATTAAATTCAAATAGTACAAGTGAGGAAATCTCATCTTCTGGATTAACATCTTTTAATTCTACTGGTTATACTATGGGTAATTTTTATAATCAAAGTGGTAATACTTATGCGTCATGGTCTTGGAGAGCAAATGGTGGAACGACATCTACAGATAGTAATGGTTCAGTAAGTTCTACAGTACAAGCTGATCCTTCTGGTAGCTTTTCTATAGTAAAATTTATAGGAAATATAAGTAGTGCTGGTACAGAAACTGTTGGACATGGATTAAATAAAGCTCCTTCATTTATTATAAATTTCTGCTATGATGATTTAGATGGAGGAGATGGTAATAGGTGGACAAGAGCTGATGGATTAACAAATTGGAATTATGTTCTTAAACTTAATGCTACTGATGATCAAATAGATAAATCTGGTAATGGTGATATGTCAGCTCCTACTTCAACTGTTTTTTCAATAAATAATACAGATATATTAGGAGCTGGTGCTCAAAAGATTATATCTTATTGTTTTGCAAATTGTGAAGGATATATAAAATCTGGAACATACATTGGAAATGGAAGTGGAACTGATGGTACATTTGTCTACACAGGATTTAAACCTGCATGGGTTATGGTAAAAAAATTAGCTGTAAATAACTGGAGAGTACAAGATAATGCAAGAGATCCATATAATCCTGCATACCACATGCTAGTACCAAATAGTAGTGCAGCAGAAGATGCATATACAGATGGAACAGATTATAACGACTTTCTTTCAAATGGTTTTAAAGTTGCTAGAGGTGGAGATGCAGTAAACTGGAATGCAAATGGATCAACTTATTTATTTTTAGCAATGGCACATAACCCATTTAAATACGCAACAGCAAGATAGGAATAAAATATGTGGGCACGAATTGAAGATAATAAAATAGTAGAATATTATAATCAAAAAAAATCTATAGTATTAAATAATGTACGTTATTCATCTCAAATATTTACAATATGGACAGATGAACAACGTAAAGATTTAGGAATAGTACCTGTAGTTATTTCAGGAACACATCTTGATACTAAATATTATATAGAACAAAATCATTCAGATGCTATAGCAGGAGATGGAAATAGTGTTATAAGAACTATTGGAGTTAAAGTTGCTGATAAAAATTTAAATGATGTAAATGAAGTATGGACACAAGCTCGAATAGATGCTGGTGAAGCACCAGATGGTACAAGTGCTAATGATCCAATGTTAGATGAAGATGGTAATCAAATGATTACAAGAGGTTTAAAATATAATGCTATACAAAAAGTTAAATCACAACAAGCAGGATATTTATCACAAACAGATTGGTATATAATACGTAAAGCAGATGCAGGTACAGCAATACCATCTAATATACAAACATGGAGAAATGCAATACGTACTGATGCAACTGAAATAGAAACAGCAATAACTAATGCAGCAGAC